CTCTTACTGAAGAAAATATTGAGCTCTCAAAGACTGTTAGCGAAAAGGAAATCAAAGATATCGCTGACGAGCTATCAGAAGGAATGACTGATACACAGAAAGAGAAGTTCACAAAGCTTGCTGAAGCAATCAGCTTCTCTGATGTAACAGAATTTCGCAAGAAGGCTTCCGTAATTAAAGAAACATACTTCCCTAAGAATGTGGAAGTTAAAGTTGCACAGGATCAACTTCTTAGCGAAACTGTGGAGGAGCCAGCAAAAGGGCCTTCACTTGATCCAATGATGCAAATGTATGTTTCTTCTATTTCTAAAAACTCTAAAAAGTAAGTATATATAAATAACTTAAGTAAACTCTAAAAGGAGACCCAAATGATTAGTTTTAATGAAGAATTAATTGCAAAGTGGAAGCCAGTTCTTGAGCATCCAGAGCTTGCAAAGATTGCAGATCCACACAAGCGTTTCGTTACTGCACAGCTTCTCGAAAATACTGAAAAGGCTATTCGTGAAACTGGTGGTGGCTTCGGTGGTTCACAAAGCCTACTCGAAGTAGCAACTAACTCAGCTGGTACTGGTGGTTTCAGTAACCAGGGTGTTGGTGGCGTATCTGCTGGCGGTGTTGCTGGTTACGATCCAATTCTTATCTCACTTATCCGCCGTGCAATGCCTAACCTTGTTGCTTATGACATCTGCGGCGTACAGCCAATGACTGGCCCAACAGGCTTGATCTTCGCTATGCGTTCACAGTATGCTAACTCAACTGCAAAGGGTTCAGAAGCATTCTACGACGAAGCAAATACAGCATTCTCAACTTCACGTTCAGGTGCTAATACAATCGGTAACGCAATGACTGGTACAGTTCCAGCTGCTGGTGCTGATGCTTACAACTTTGCTGGTGGTGCAAATACAGCTACTGCAGAAGCACTTGGTGTTGCTGCTGATTCATTCCCAGAAATGGCCTTCTCAATTGATAAGGTTGCTGTTACTGCACAGTCACGTGCTCTAAAGGCAGAATATACTATTGAACTTGCACAAGATCTTAAGGCAGTTCATGGTCTTGACGCTGAAACAGAACTTGCAAACATCCTTCAGTCAGAAATTCTTGCTGAAATCAACCGTGAAGTTGTTCGTACAGTTAACCTTTCAGCTCGTCCAGGTGCACAGAATGGTTCAACTACTACTGCAGGTACTTTCGACCTTGATACAGATTCAAACGGCCGTTGGTCAGTTGAAAAGTTCAAAGGTCTTATGTTCCACATGGAACGTGAAGCTAACCAGATTGCCAAAGACACTCGTCGTGGCAAGGGTAACATGATCATCTGCTCTTCTGACGTTGCTTCAGCACTTCAGATGGCTGGTGTTCTTGATTACACTCCAGCTCTTGCATCAAACAACCTCCAGGTTGATGATACAGGCAACACATTCGCTGGTGTTCTAAATGGTCGCTTCCGCGTTTACATTGACCCATATACTACTGGCAACTATATGACAGTTGGTTATAAGGGTGCTAACGCATTCGACGCTGGTATCTTCTACTGCCCATATGTACCACTTCAGATGGTTCGTGCAGTTGGTCAAGATACATTCCAACCAAAGATTGGCTTCAAGACTCGTTACGGAATGGTTGCAAATCCATTTGCTCGTTCAGTACAGGGTACTCCAGGTTCAGCCAATGATGGTTCAATTACTGGTGGTACAAACGGTTACTATCGTAGAGTTCTTGTTACTAACATCATGTAATAAAAAGCAGGATCAACCTGCTCAACTAATAAAGGGGGCTTCGGCCCCCTTTTCTTTTACCTATTACCCTTGCTGGTATATTCGTGCACTCGTTTAGGTGTATTAAAAAGCATTTCTTTAATATCTTCCATCTGTTTAATCTGAATATAATGAAGAGAAACGTACATCCTATCCGATACACTCCAATCTTTGATACTATCAATAAAATGTTCTGGAAGAAGTTCTTTTAAACCTTCTACATATTTCTCCATTGTCATGCTTTGTTATCCTTTTCACAAACATCTTTCATATGAATATATTCAAATAGTGTATCTGCTAGAGAAATTAAATTTCTGGTATTAACTTCTTTCATTACCTCAGTAATCTTAATAGCATTCTCGATAGCCCATTGACGATTCCATATATTATTTCTGTCATCAGAGAAGCTAGATAGCTTTGTATTAAATTCTTCCATCATAGCAAGTTGAATATTATGCATAGTAAAGTAAGCTTGATCACTTACTGGAAGTTCTTTAATGCGCTCTTCTAATACACTTACAGCAGTACGAAGATGACCAGTATCTTCTGGGAGATACTTCGACTTCAACACTTCAATTTCATTCTTTAAGATTTCTTCTACTAGCTTACTCATTCTGTTACTACCTTTCTCCACTCACCATCTGTACGTTTCAACCAAAGATCACCATCATCACCAACTGCCATTGATATTTGTTTATTAGGATCATCATTAGCCCCTGCAAATGTTACATTCCAAGAAAGTCCTTTTGATACTACTTTAGCAGGCTCTTTCTTTTTAGCACCATTTAAAACAATCTTTAATGATTCCTGAATAGGTGCACCATCAGCAGTAACTGCTCTTGCACCTTCTGCTACTAATGCAAGAGGCGCTACAGGTAAGAATGCAAAGAATTTACGTCTGTTCATTAATAATCTCCAAGTGATCGCCTACCACAACAAACTTAACAATATTATAGTCATGAAATGAATCACCACCATATCTAAAATAATCTCGTCCACCGTCTACAAATCCTCCATTTTTACCTTCACGAAAATCATGACGGTAGCGTGAATATACTACTTCACCTTCTGCTTCCAATCCTTGGAATACAACACCTTTGATAGATGGTAATCCATCGGTAATCATAAGAGAGTCACCATTAAAGTACAAGGCAAAATAGTTAGAACCTTTCGGGTGCTTCTTCTCTGTATAGAAGATTGCAGCAGGTTTGTTGACCCAGAACGTAGCACCTGAATGCTTATCTTTACCTTTAAGGTCAGATTCTAATACATACTTTGCATTAAACTCTTTCTCAAACGTCTCTATTCTATCTTTCGACATGAAAGAACAATCAGTATTAATCTTCATCATCTTCTCTCACTTTACGTTTCTTCTTAGGTTTCTCTTCTACTACCAATACAGTACCATCGTCAGTCTCAATCAGCACTCTATTCCATCCAAACGAAATAAGAGGATTTTCTACAGGTTTAGGCTCTCTAAAGTTAATAACTTTACGTCTACGGAAGTACATGATTAACTCCTAGTTTCATTTCTATATTATACTGCCTCTGCAATATGACGGCAACTACGGCGGAAAGTATATGCCTGACAAGTACAAGTCTTATGAGTACCGTCAATAGTCACAGTATATACGTCGCCTTTAGAACCTGTAACCTGGATAACTTTTTTTGTATCTTCTGGTATTTTTAGCTTGATATTTTCGCCATCCATGCTTATAATGTCACTGTGTGCAATAAGTCTAAAACGAAACTTTCTATCACCAGTAGATAATGCAATTGCAGGATAATCTACCCATTTAGGAGTTGCGAGTAACTCTCCTTCGTACTCATAAGTACTCGGCATATTAGAATATGCAGCAAATCTCTCTTTAAGACTGTTTCGCACTATTACACGCATTTTATATCTCCTTACTTAAAAATAGGATCACAAGCATAAAAAGGAGTATTTTCTTCTTCTTTATCTAAAACTTCTACTTGGTTGAAAGAGCAATCTAAAATCTCTTCTAATTTATTTTTTTCTTCTTTATTTAATTTTACACTTTTACCTTCTACTAACTTATCTAAGATATCTAACAAAAAGTCAGTATATTGGTCATTTGAAGGGATTTTTTGAGTGAAGGGAATATATGTAGAAACTTCCATTTTACTCTCCATTTTTAATAAATTTTACCTGGTATTCTAGCTACATTTAATCATAGTAAATTATCGTAAATAAGTCAACTATTATTTTCCTAAAAATAACGTGTTGAAATCATTGGATTTTTTAACTTATTGAAAACATTGAGTTTTTTAAAATCATAACCTATTGAAAACATTGAGGAAAATAACAGTTGCATTTATTTCCTAAAACCGCTATATTAATAATATGATGAGAAAGAGGATATGAAATGAATAACGCTCAAGCAGTTTCGATTATTAATGCAATTGCTCTAGATCATGATACAGGTCTTTTAGAGACTCTTGAATATATGAAAGGCATTTATGATTCTAGTCATGCTGAATGGTGTGAGCATTTTGATCTAGATGAACGCAAGGCTTACTGGATTGTTATGGACGGTATGTACGATATGTTTTATGGAAAAGGAGAATAAAATGACTGAACGTAAAGAAACCTCAGAGATCGTTAGCAAGATGGTCTATGCTTTGTCTAAGAAAAATAAAGACTTTGCTCTTGGATACCTCGAGACATTTCTTACTAATTTAATTGAAGATCATGTTAAAGATCCGGTTGAGCTTGAGTTTCTTCGGGTACGTATGCTGATGATTGGTATTGATAATCTGATTGATACCAAAAAAATCGCTTGAACTTAATCTGTTTATCTGCTACTATCATAATATAGAGATTATGGAGAAGTGAAATGTTCAATGATATCTTAGATATTAAAAAAATGATCGATTTGATTATTAAAGATTCTAATGGTTTGACTCATAAAGGTCTCGTTCAGGAAATGAAGTATATTTCTAACCACATTAATAATAAAGTTGCTCAAGATATTGCTGAAATGGAAAGATATATTGATGAACAAGCTGATGCGTTCGAGCGATATGATGATGCAATAGTAGGAGCATAATATGAAAGACATTATTAAATTAGTTAGTGTTCTTGGTTTTTTTGCTCTTATTATTGCAGCTGCAGGACTAGCAAACATTTGGGCTCTTAACACTCTATTTCCTTCACTAGCTATTCCGTATAATTTTCACACATGGTTAGCTTCGTATATCCTTATGGTATGCTTCTTTTATAATGGAAAGAAAAACTAATGCTTACAGAACTTAAAGCTTGCTATTCACCTCAAGATCTAATCTTTATTGTATCATTGTTTGTGCTTGTTATGGTATCAGTTGGTGCTTTTGTAGTTTTAATGGCACATGCAATACGCGGTGCTATCTTTGAAGTTAAAGATATTAAAGAGCGCCGTAAACAGGAGTCATAAATACTCAATAAGGAGTGTTAAATGGCTGCAATACACGATCAACCTGCGAATATAAATTTCTTATCTCCGTTAGGGTTTAGGTTCAAGCTTAAGCGTGCACCTAACCTTAACTTTTTTGTTACTGATGTTAATTTACCTCGTATATCTCTTGGTAATATAGAACTGCCTACACCTTTCAAGGTCATTAACGTTCCAGGTAATAAATTAGAATATGGTGATTTTAATTTATCGTTTAAAATGGACGAAGATATGTCAACATATTTTGAGATCTATAATTGGTTAATTGCAATAGGTTTCCCTGAGAATTTTGACCAATATAAAGGTCTCAAAGAACAGAAAAAAGGTGATGTAAATCAGTTGCTTTCTGATGCTACTCTTACTATAATGACCAGTGATATGGTACCCAATATCGAAGTTACATTTCAGGATTTGTTTCCTACTGGTATTGATGATATTAATTTTACTACATCTGATGATGATGTAAATTATGTTTCAGCAACGGTATCATTCAAGTATAAAATTTTCCATGTGAAGAAAGTATAATCTTTTATTATGAAGCTTGATGAAATTTTGGATATGTGGTCGACAGACTGTGATGTCGACCGTACTGAGTTAGGTGAAGAAGCTCTTAAAATACCTAAACTACACAGTAAATACCTCAGACATTTTTCAGAAGAAAGACTTCTATTACGTAGGTTAGAAGCCGAACGTAAAGAGTTAGTTTTACTTAAAAATGACTACTATCGTGGAGTCCTCTCTGAGGAAGATCTTAAATCAAATGGCTGGGAACCATTTCGTCTCTCAGTGTTAAAATCTGATGTGCCAACATATATTGAGGCAGATCAGGATGTTATTAAACTTAATCTTCGTATTGCAATGCAACAAGAAAAGGTTGATACGCTCGAGTCGATTATCAAATCGATAAGTAATAGAGGTTACTTAATAAAGAGCGCAATTGACTACGAAAAATTCAAGGTGGGCGCGTGATAGGTTGTTATTACAAAAGGTGAACGAAGTTTATCTGAGAGTAGTAAGTGAACCTTCCGTGGTCCAGGAACTCTCAGATCATCTCACATTTATGGTACCAGGTGCCAAATTCTCACCTGCGTTTAAAAACAAATTTTGGGATGGAAAGATTAGACTGCTTAACTCCTTAACTGGCCTGACTTATACAGGACTGGTTAAGGAGATTTCTGAGTTTGCAGCTATACGTAATTATGATATAGAAGTAGATCCTGAACTACAATATAACGGTATATTTGATAATGTTAATGAAATAATAGAGGCGTTTAAACTTACTAAACAGCCTAGAGATTATCAAATACATTCTTTTCAAACTGCTGTAGAGATGGAAAGAGGTATATTTCTTTCACCTACTGCTTCAGGTAAATCTCTAATAATTTATTTGCTAGCAAGATACTATAACAAGTTAGTAAAACAAAAAGTGCTTGTTATTGTACCTACTGTATCTCTTGTTATGCAGATGAAGAAAGACTTTGAAGACTATCAAGGTAAGGCTTTAGACATTCATTGTATTACAGCTGGTGTTGATAAAGTATCTACTAGCCCTATCGTTATATCAACATGGCAATCTATCTACAAAATGCCTAAGGATTGGTTTAACCAATTCGGTTGTGTTATAGGTGACGAAGTTCATCAGTTCAAAGCTACCTCTCTTAAATCTATTATGGAAAAATTAATTAACTGTAGATACCGTTATGGTTTTACTGGTACATTAGATGGTTCATTAACAAATAAAATTACTCTTGAAGGTCTATTCGGTCCAGTTGAACAGGTAACTACTACAACAGAGTTAATGGATCAAGGTCATGTTGCTAATTTAAAAATTAAAGCACTTATACTTCAGTATGATAAAGATACTAGACAGTCCACTAAGAAACTAAACTATCAAGATGAAATGGATTTCTTAGTACGTCATGAAAAGAGAAATAAATTTATTCGTAATTTAACACTATCATTAGAAGGTAATACACTAGTACTTTTCCAATATGTTGAGAAGCACGGTAAAGTACTCAATGATATGATGAGAACTAAAGATCCAGAACGTAAAATATTTTTTGTCCACGGAGGAGTGGAGGGAGATGACAGAGAAAGAATTCGAGGAATTGTTGAAAGCGAATCCAATGCTATCATTGTGGCAAGTTATGGTACGTTCTCAACTGGTATTAACATTCGTAACTTACATAGTGTTGTTCTTGCTTCTCCTTCTAAGTCTCGTGTAAGAATTTTACAATCAATAGGACGAGGATTAAGAATAGGTGATAATAAAGATAGTATGACACTTTATGATATTGCAGACGACCTAAGAGTTAGTTCACATACTAACTTTACTCTTCAACACTTCATGGAGAGAATAAATATCTATAACAATGAAGGTTTTGAATATAAAATCTTCAATACGGAGATCTAAATGGAAAAAATTATTCTCCTAACAATACCAGGTTGTCAGCCAATTATTGGTAATGTTATTAAAGAAGACGAAGAATTTATTAACATAGAATATCCAGTTGTTATGTTAAAAGAAGATCCTTATCTTTATACGATGCCTTATATTCCTTTTGCAAAAGGTGGACTGGTTGCTTTTAATAAGGATAATATTATAGGTGTTGCAGCTGTTGATGAAGAAGTACAAGACTTCTATAAGACGGTAGTTTCTGAAATGAGAGAAAATAAAATATCATTTAAGAAACCTACTGAGGCAAAAAAAGAAGTAATAATTAAGCCTAAACACTTGCATTAATTAATAAAATCATTTATCTTAATAATTATATGTTGAAATAATACTTAAGGATGTTGCTATGGCTGCTGCACAAAAAAATAATAAGCATTATATAGATAATAAAAAGTTTTATACAGCATTGTTGCAGCACAAACGTGATGTAGAAGCTGCTAAAGCTGCTGGACAAGTAGAACCTAGAATACCTCCTTATATTGGTGAATGTCTTTATAAGATTGCAACACGTTTATCACTAAAACCAAACTTTATTAGTTATACCTATAGAGATGAGATGATCTCTGATGGGCTAGAAAACTGCATTAATTATTTAAATAATTTTAATCCAGAAAAATCAGACAATCCGTTTGCATACTTTACACAAATTATTTGGTTTGCTTTTATTAGACGTATTGAAAAAGAAAAGAAACATCTTTATATTAAACAGAAGACATTAGAGAATTTTTACTTTGAAGGTATGTTAGCTGAACAAGCATTCGACGAAGATAAAAACGTTACAGTTAATTTAGATAATGAATACATGAAAGGTCTAGTTGAGTCTTACGATAAAAAGCAAGCTGAAAAGCAAAGAAAGAGTAAGGCTCGTAGAGTAGGAGTGGAGAAGTTCTATGAAGAATGAAAAATTACATTTAGTACCTCAGGTTATTATTGATTGTGCACAAGGGCTTGCTACAACAAAACAAGATAACCTACGACTAAACTATATTATTAGACTAGAAGCAATTCGAGATTACTGCGATGAAGCTATCCGTAGACACAATATGGAAGTTAATACTAACATATTCAAACGTGGTCGCGGTAGCAGAAGCGTAGAGGTATCTAAGTGAAGATAGCATTAATAACTGACACACATTGGGGTATCAGAAATGATTCCCCAATTATGCATAACCATATGAAGAAGTTTTTAGATGAAGTTTTCTTCCCTACTGTTGACCGAGAAGGTATTACTACTATTATTCATCTTGGGGATCTTGTTGATCGCCGCAAGTATATTAACTACGTAACTGCAAGACGGTTACGAGAAGATTTTCTTGATCCAATTGATAAGATGGGTATAGACTTGCATATTATTGCAGGCAACCATGATACCTATTATAAAAATACTAATGCGACAAATTCATTAGTAGAACTTATTGGTAACCCTATACCAGTTAATATTAGGGATAGTAAACGTTATCCTAAGACACACATCTACTATGATGCACCAGTTGAACTAAATTTAAGAGATGTATCAACAGTTCCAGGTCCAACATTCGGTGATATTACTACATCTAAAATTTTCTTACTACCTTGGATATGTGATGAAAATAGAGAGCAAACTTTAAATGCTATTAAAGAGACTACTGCACCTATTGCATTAGGTCATTTAGAACTTAATGGTTTTGAAATGTATAAAGGACAGGTAAGTGATCATGGTGACGACCCTAAGATCTTTGATAAATTCGATCTCGTATGTTCTGGGCATTATCATACTCGTTCCAGTAGCGGTAATATCCATTATTTGGGGACTCCTAGCCAGTATGTATGGAGTGATTCAGTGGATACTAAAGGGTTTCATATCCTGGATACATCCACCAGAAGTTTAGATTTTATACCTAACCCTAATCAGATCTTTCATAAGTTCTTTTATGATGATATTAACAAGAACATGGACGAGGTATTATTGTTTGATGCTGACATCTATAAAGACTGTTATGTAAAGGTTATTGTAAAGAACAAAACAAACCCTTACTGGTTTGATATTGTTATTGAGAGACTTGAGAAAGCTGGTATTGCAGACTTACAAGTTGTAGAGGATCATTTTCATCTTGACCTAGAAGCTGATGATGATATAGTCAATGAAGCAGAAGATACTATGAGTATCATTAACAAGTTTATTGACAGTATGAACATTAACACTGATAGAAAAAGAGTTGAAAACATTATACAAAACCTCTATATTGAGGCACATAATATTTTATGAAAATTATACACATTAATCGTAACATCATTCAACAAAATGCAAAGCATGGTAGACAAGAACCAGTCGTTCGTGTTGAAGAGAATGGTGTTGTTAAGTATTGTATGGAAGTAATTATAAAAGGTCCATCTCGTATGGTCTATCGTCCTAAAAAACCTAGACCATGTGGTGCAAAGCTTTGGATTGAAACAGATGCCGAAGTTGAAATGATAGGTGATTGAGTTTGATATTTTTTAAGAAAATTCGCTGGAAGAACTTTTTAAGTACTGGTAATTCGTTTACCGAAATTGACTATAGTAAAAACAATACAACATTAATCGTTGGTGAGAATGGTGCAGGCAAATCTACTATGCTTGATGCACTCTCATTTGTTTTATACAATAAACCTTTTCGTAAAGTAAATAAACCACAACTACTTAACTCTATTAACAAGAAAGATCTTGTTGTAGAGATTGAGTTTAATATTGGTTCACATATGTATAAGATCATTCGTGGTCTTAAACCAGCTATCTTTGAAGTATATCAGAATGGTAATCTTATCAGTCAAAATGCCGATAACAGAGATTATCAAGAGGTTTTGGAAAAGCAAATATTAAAGCTTAACCATAAATCGTTTTGTCAGGTGGTAGTACTTGGTTCTGCTTCGTTTGTCCCATTCATGCAGCTTACAGCGCAGAACAGACGTGAAGTAATCGAGGATCTCCTTGACATACAAATCTTCTCTACTATGAATAGTCTTCTTAAAGATAAGGTTAGTGCTAACAATAGTAAATTAATGGAAGTAGAGTATCAATATGATCTTACATCTGAAAAGATTAAGATGCAAAACGAACATATTGTTGCTATGCAAAAGAATAGTGAAGAGCAGATTGAGAAGCTCAGAAAAGAATTAAAACATCAAACAGATTTAATAGAGTTAGAACAAAATGAGATTGAACGTCTGGACACAGAAATTGTATCCCTTAAAACTACAATCGAAGACCAAGAACAAGTCAACAAAAAACAAAAAACATTACAAAGACTCGAAGTACAACTGGCAGATAAAATTACCAAACTCCAGGCTGACATCGAATTCTTTACTTCACATGACAGCTGTCCTACTTGTCGACAGGACATTGACTTTCAGTTCAAGTGTGAGACTGTCGATGCTAAGCAATTACAAATTCAAGAAACCCAAACAGGTATCGAGAAACTCAAAGAAGAAATTAATATCATCCACGAGAAGATTCAACACATCGCTGATGTATCATCTAAAATATCTTCTTTAAACATTGATAAAATTACTAAGAGTAACAATATTAATGGTATGGTTATGCAATGTAAAAAGATTGCACGTGAGATGAAAGAACTTCAAGATAAATCTGATGATCTTATTATGAACGATGATAAGATGAAAGAACTTGAAGATCTTCTTGACAAACAAAGAGAACAGAAAACAGAACTGCTTAAAGATAAAGATGCATTAAATATATCATCTATTATCCTTAAGGATAACGGTATTAAAGCAAGAATCATTAAACAGTATGTACCTGTGATTAATAAACTGATTAACAAGTATCTTGCTGCAATGGACTTCTTTGTTAACTTTGAGTTAAATGAAAATTTTGAAGAAACGATCAAATCAAGATTCAGAGACGAATTCTCCTACGCTTCCTTCTCAGAAGGAGAAAAAATGCGAATTAACTTGGCTATACTATTCACTTGGAGAGCTGTTGCTAAGTTACGCAATAGTGCTAGCACTAATCTACTTATTATGGATGAAGTCCTCGATGGTTCGT